GACGTAAGGATCAGAACACCTGCTGCCATAACGACCATTGAACTGGTGCCTTTGCCAACTTTTTTGGTTTTTTTCGCAATTTCGTCATAAATTGCAAGCGCCACAAGCAGTTCAGCAAACAGTGCAATCATCGCTCCCGTAGATGCAGCCAACCGTTCTGGCTTCACCATCGAAAGCACAACAAGTGACCCAGCAAGAATTGCCACAGCGGTCGAAATTGTCTTGAGCGTTTCTGCGTTCTTGTTGTTTTTCCATGCAGTGACAGCTTCTCCTAACTTGTTAAGAAGTTCTGCCACACCCCCGATTGTGTCTTTAACGGTAGAGCCGATATCTTTAAAAGCTTCCAAAAAGCCCTTAATGCCTGCAATGAGCCCGGCAATCATTCCAGCATTCGCAAAACCCCAAAGTGCGTTGCCATTCAGATTGCCAAAAGCACCGGATGCACCGCTTCCCAGTTCTTCAAAAATCTCCCCGATTTTATCAGCAAGCCATTTCAGCTTTGGTGTGATGAAAGAAATAAAATTTTCAAACCACTCGCCAAGGGTCTTTAACGGGTCGAACACGACAGAGACGTTATTCGATACATCAGTCAGTACCCCTGCAAAGGTCTGCATCCCTTCAGACACCTTTCCGATAATCCAGTGAATACCATCCAGTGTCGTCTTAAACGTCTTAGAGTTATTGACTGCATTGGCCATCTCAACCAAGCAATCGCCCAATGACGCGGTAATACTTAAAAAGCCGCCAGCAAGTGGAGATACAGCATTGAATACCTCCCCCAGAACCTTACTAACGGTTAAAAGCATATTTTTCCAAACATTCAGCACAGCAAAAATACCACTGAATGTTCGTTCGATTTTATCGGCTGTCTCGTCACTGATGCTGAGCTTTGCAGTAAACTCGTCAATTGACTTTGCGATGTTGTAGATCTGATCGGCCGTGATGGGCGAGAATATCTTCTGCCAGGCACGTGCTACCGGCTCCACAACTTTTTCAAGTGCCTCAAAAACATTCCAAATGGACTCGATCAGATGCTCCCGACCGGAGAGCTCACCGATTTTCTTGGAGTAAATATCAAGATCCAGGCTACCGTCTGCAACCTTCTGGTTAACTTCCTCAAAGCTCTTTGCCAGAGACCTCACCTGAGCAGGATCGAGTTTTTTGGCTTTTAAAGCATCGTCACTCAAAGCTCCCAGTACTGAAAGCTGCTTGTACGATTCTTTCAACCCATTTTGAAGCTGCTCAGCGGAAACACCTCCCTGCTGCAAAGCCTTGACAAAACTTCCGGCATCATCAATCTGTTTTTGACTGATTGAACCATTTGCAAGCATGACCTTTTCCAGCATCTGACTATAAAAGTCAGCACTGTCTCCCAGTGCGGTGCTCAACTGCTGCCAACCGGTATTCAGGCCTCCGGCCAACACGGTATTACGGGCTTCAGACGATTTGTTTATAAGATCTGAAAAGACGTCACTGAATCTTGTGAAAAGCTCTTTCGCCTCTTCAAAGTCACCAATAATCGTTTGCCAAGTCTGAGTCCATCCAGACTGCAGCGCTTCGGTCAAAGTATCTTTCAGCTGACTGAACGTTTTGACTTTTGTTGCAGCGTCATTTGCAGTCTTGCCCATCTCCATGATTTTCTTTATCTGCTCATCGGTGTATCCAATGGACTTCAAGGTTTCCTCATTGAGATCGCCAGTGAACTTCTGAAGAGTTTCAGTCAGAATAGATGAAGTCAGCCATCCCTTGGATAAGGTCTCACGGAAGGAACCTTCCTTTTTTATCATGCTATCAATGGCAATACCATGCACACGAGCGGTTTCTTTCAAGGCATCTTGAAACACCTGACCGCCCATACCAGCATTGACTACGGAGTTCCAATCCTGTAATTTCACAGTACCGGATGCGAGTGCCTGTGAGAGCTGATACATGGCTGTACTAGCCTGCTGGCTGGTCGAGCCAGATACAGCTGCAAGGTTTGCAATACCCTTAATAGCTGAAACGGAAGTATTCAAATCAACGCCTGCCGCTGTAAACGTACCAATGTTACGGGTCATTTCCGTAAAATTGTAAATCGTCAGGTCGGCATAGTGATTCAGCTCATCCAGTGCAGCATTGACTTGGTCCAACGTAGTGCCTTTGCTTGATGTATTGGCCAGAATCGTCTGAACTGCATTGATCTGCGTTTCATACTCCTGAAAGCCACTGATAATAGGATCAAGCGATAATGCTTTGACAAGCCGTTCACCAGCATCAACTGCCTGATTTGTAATCCGCATCAGCGCAGTTACGCCAATCACCTCGACAGCCGAGAATTTTTGGCTCAGATTGTCCAGAGCATTCAACAATGCATTGAATTTTACCTTCTCTGATGAATCTGAGACTTTCTCAAAGCCTTTTTCCGCTCCTTTGAACATCAGTTTTTCGTTGAGTGCCGCCAAACTCCGCATTGTCTGCTGAACCTTGCTTTCAAACAATGCGTTATTGAACCGCATCTCTACGACGCGTTCATCTACTTCTTTACTCAAAGATTTCGCACCTCCTTCCACAATTCATCGGCCAGAGCAGAAAAAATCGGAGCCAAGGCAGGGTTAATGTAATCTACTCCCTGCACATAGGCTCCGTTTCTTGTGCCATGTCCGTATTGTAAGATCACCGCAATGGGCACTCCGTCCACAATGTTGCCGTTCTTCCAGCAAAGTGTGGCCCCGCTCTTATCCATTTTGATT